CCTTAATTGGCGCCGATCCCCTCGCGCGCGCGAGAGCTTCTTTTGAAAACGCAGAAATGCGCAACAAGAGGATCAATCGCAAGTTCGAGCTCCTTAGAATCGATCCCTCACGGGACAAATTCAGAAAGGAAGGGAAAGAGATGATGTCGTGGTGCAGGACCCTAATAGGTTCTAAGCCATCATACTCATCTGTCTTCCGTGAGAGTGATTTTGGGCGAGGAGCATCTGTCGGTGTACATGGTGATGATACACATCTGATCAGGAAACTTTCCTCTCAGAGGTGGACCGTTACACCAGGTGCCATCCATCACGGCTACGCCTCTATCATGCAAAATGCCCACTTCCACGAGGTATTACTACCGCGCGGGGGTGATCATGGCCTGATATGCTACGATAACACTATTAGTTTCGATAACTATGTGAGTCGTATGAACGTGATAGGATACAACAAACTAAGCTTTGTCCCGAAGACAGCCAAGACGCATCGCGTCATTGCTGTCGAACCGTTACTGAACGGCTTAGTCCAGAAAGGGATAGACCAAGTGCTTCGCAAGAAATTGCGGGCACGGCGTCTTGACCTCTCGGACCAAAGTCGCAATCAGGAGATGGCCCGCTTGGGTTCCATCTCGGACACCGACGAGAGTTTCGTCACACTCGATCTCGCGAACGCTAGCAATAGCGTCTCACTTGAGGTTGTGCGTACGATTTTCCCGCCGGACTGGTTCGAGCTCTTTGCTCGCACCAGGTCCCCCCAGTACATGATTGATGGAGTCTGTAAAGACTACAACATGTTGTGTAGCATGGGAAACGGTTTCTGTTTTCCGGTCCAAGTGATCCTGTTCTCATCGATTTGCCACGCATGTGGCTGTGGTGTCCCCGCCGAAGACTTTATTGTCTATGGCGACGACATCATAGTTCGTAAAAAGTATGCAGCTCGAGTAATTGAGCTTCTACGACATTACGGATTTCGATTGAACACTGATAAGTCCTTCGTCGAGGGACCTTTCAGGGAATCATGCGGCTCGGATTGGTTTGGCGGACAGGACGTACGTCCCTTCACCCTTGATTTCGAATTGGACTCAGTCCAAAACGTTTTCAAGATCTGCAATCTAACGCAAAGGAATGAACGCACTAAGACGTTCTTTTCCCCGGTACGATCGTTCTTAACGAGCATCGTATCGTCGCATTTCAGATTCTTCAGGCCCCTAACGGGGACTGTGGATTCTGGAATCGACTCGTTGGGTGACGAGCATCTGACATGTCCGAACTGCGTCTACAAAGACGGAGTTTGGTCGTGGAAGGTGCTTGTCCACACTCCTGTAGAGGATTTATCCGCTATAAGAAGTGTGCAGAATGAGCCATGGCTCATGGGTGTTGCGTTGCGAGGATCTAAGAGCAATCTTCAAGGTCTTCCCAGCGTGTCTTTTCGTCGTAAGACGAAGACAAGGGTG